TATCTTTTCTTGGCGCCTTGGTGAAACATATCGTCTTCGGTAATCACCCTGAATATCAGTCCATTGCGTCTGCACCATTTGGTGGCCTGATCCCATTTGGCGTAGTTTAAAGCCACCACTGCACGATCGCGGGCTGATGCTTTGCTTTCTAGCACACTTTGTTTCTTGGGTTTAATTTCAATCACTTCAGCTTTCATTACGTTATCTTTGGTACGATAAGTTATCAAAAAATCTGGAATATAAATGCTTTGCTTGCCAGTGAGAGGATTGCGATAGGGTATTGATATGCTTTCGCTGGCCCATTGCAGGATATTGTCATTGGTATCAAGAAAATGCATAAAGCTCATTTCCCATCCTGATCGAAATCTTGGTGTATTTTTACCCACATACTTGTCAGGGTTCTGAACTTGATATGTGCCTTGCCGATAATTTGCCATAATAGTCAGGCTTGTATATTTCTAGCCACGTAGTAGTTGGGAATGCTTGGCACATTGACACCTAACAATGTAGCAGGACTTCTCAGTCCATTGAGATAATATGTCAGTGTCAATGTCAATTGTGGCTGGCTTTGCCCTTGTATTTGATTTAATAAAGTTAGTACAGGAATTTTTGATTGATTAGAAATTCTAAATAATGTTGAGGTAAAATTATCGGCCGCATTAGTAGTGCCAAATACACTACGAAAATAACTATTAACTACATCATATTCGTCTGCAGGCACATCTTGTTTAAAATTATAAAAACTATCAAACACACGCACTGATAAATCAGTTTTGGTATTGATTGTGTTGACTGAGCCCATGATTATCCTCCTGCCCCAGCGCCGCCTGGGCCGCCTGGATTATTTGGATCAATGTTTAAGTTTGTAGTTTCACCATATTGTCCAGTCACTGGCAATGGTGGTGTTGGAAAGAACGCACCACCACCAGAATTTTGAATTTGCTGTACTGCTCCAGGTAAGCTACCTTGTGCTATATTTTGAGATGAATCTTGAGTTGATGTTGATATCCTACTAGGTTGAGATTGATATGTATTGATGTTGACTCCTGCAGTTTGTACTGCGCCTGTGACATTTTGTAATCCGTTAAATCCAGATTGCATTGATTGTAAATCTTGAATATCACCACTGGTATATACAATGCCGCCTTGACCATACACAGTATTAGTAGTGCCTGGCCTTGTTATGTCGCTAGACTCGTTATCATAATTTTCAGGACTAGCAAATCCAGTAACAACAGTGCTAGGAGTTTGCCCACCAATGGCACCTGAATAATATTTCACAGTTTCGTATTTAATATCCATACTGTGTTGAACAGTGCCATTGCCTTGACTATAATCATATGTATCGTGCTTCCAATTAGTAATCATCGGATTAATCAATGTATACTGTGCAAACTGTTTATTGGCAAGCCCGTATATAGTTATATCTCTGAAAAATGGTGGTTTACTGCCCGTTGTTGATACTGTATTTTCACTGGAATTATAATAAGTTTCGCCTATATATCCCCAATCACTAACGGATCTTGCACTATTGTATATGTCGTTTGAATTGTATCCAAATCCATTGCTGTTTGTAGCCGACATTCCGGATGAGCCAGATTGATTTGGTATATTATTATAACCTTGTGTAGGGTCTGCGTAATAGTAACTATAATAGTTGTACCACATTGTACGAATTAAATCACTGGTATCATCGTGAAACGTTATATTTACTGGGTCATAATTAATTTTTGTTTGTACAAGACGTTTACGATTATATTGATTTAATGTATCTACGTCAAATGTATAGCTTGGTAGTTGTGCAGTTTTTACAAGTACACTAACACTTGTTATTGCCCCATTGCTAAACAAATTTCTTAGAGCAGGTATTTCAGTATTAACATTAAAATACACATGAAATAGATATTTTGTACGCGGATTTAATGCGTAGTTATCAGTTCTAAATATTTTTGCCGCATGACGATAGTCTTTTAAAAGACCATAGTTGCCGGTAATTCCTTGAACAAACCCTTTAAGCAGGTCTTGAGCAAAACCTGACATATAATATTAGGCTACTTGAGTGCCGCCGCCGATACTGGTAGCTACATCACCCAGTGTTCTACCAATTGCTACTCCAACGCCGCCGCCGCCTTGAGGACCTTGTATTGCATTGTCAAATCTAATTGTTAATGCAATTCTAGCGTCTTCATTTGTGCCGTAGTTCATGTCGCCGTAGTTAACGCCTTGCAAATAGCATCCTAATATAGACCATGATTCAAGCACATGTGGTACATTTTTTCCGTTGCCGCCGTCGAGTACTTCAAAATAAGTCAAGAACTTATAATCAATACCAGAAGATGCCGAACTCATTTCTGCAAAATCTAGTTGCTTTTGTAATTGCTCACCAACACGCTGACTAACTTGCCCGCTGGCATCATCACGCAGATTACATGTAATATCTTGCCAGGAATATTTTCCGGCTAATTTAATGGTACTATTGTAAATCGGAAGGTCAATATTTTCAAAGGTCACATTGGGTCTAGTAAAATCTATAACTTGTTTAGTTAATTCAGTTACCGGCGAAGTGATGCCAAAATTTTGAAATGTGACTCTAAATCTATATTTCAGTTTGGGCATCAACAAGCCCTGACTTGGATTGCTCTGATCGTTGGCCAGAGGCACTGTCATTTTTGTTAGTGATGATGTAGCCATTTGTGTTCTATCTCCTGATACTTTTATTTATGGCAAAAGGGTCGGGTAGAATCTACCCGACTTCCTTAAGCTGTTGTTTGTGCTGTTATGGTTCCTGTGTTCTGTATACGCAATGGTATATAGATAAATTCAATTGCTTTGACTGGTTCAATTGCAATGTCTACAAACAATTCATTAGCATCAATCGTCGCAGGAGTATTATTAGTAAGATCACACACAACCAAATAATCATAGATACCACGTTTATTCACAAGATCAATCATTAAACTTGTTACTGCATTGGTGATTTCAGAACGAGTTATTGTATCGTTGGGTTCAAACAAATAATTATTGCCAATTTGTTGCAATCTGCCGCGTAAATATGCTACTAATCGTGCTACATTAATACGATCCAATGCAGTGGCAGTGCCTTGCAGTGTATGATTACCAAAGTTTGTAATACCTACTCCAGGTATAAACGTAATTGGATTGATGTTATTTTGATATAGTGTATCACGCAACCCTTGATTTATAGTATCAGGAGTGTATTCGCCTGTTGCTGCACTAATATATCCTAAACTAAATGCATTATCAACAACGCCACGTCGTGTACCAGCAGGTGCTAACCATGGATATCCAATCTCATCACTGCGGATGATTGTACGTATCATCATATGGCTAGGAGGTTGCACTACTGCATTTCCACTTAAATCGCTTGTTTGGCAACTGGGATAAAATGCTCCAGAATACGTGCTGTTAGTTAATAATCCGTCGCCAGTATTGATCCCAAGTCCGTTATTATTTGTGGCCCATAAAGTAATATCAGTTGGGCTCAACCGCAACGGAGTATCTACAACTACAAATGCAGTGTCATTACGGTCGTCATTGAGTGCAACCATATTTGGTGCTAGTTCTGGATACTGTGGACAAGCAAGCAAATTAAACACATTTTGATTTTCACGTATAGTAGTATTTGAATCAATACCTGCTTTAAGTGCTTTTACTATTAACGCTCTTTGTGCCTGACGGCCCATGTAAGGTGAACCATCAATGCGTAATCCACTTGCTGATACCCAAGTACTAGTCACTGTTGGCAAAGTATCAGGTGGTGGATAGTCTGTAGCATTAAAGTAATTTGCTTCAAATTGTTTTACATTAAATCCAGATCTACGGGTATTAAACAATAACACTCCTTGTGGATACAGCGCAGGATCTGGTGCATCTAAGTCTAAGTAATCACTTGTCAACAAACTAACAATACTGGGTATTGGATCGCTAACTGGGTCTGTGGTTCCGTTTGGTGCCCAACGTGCATCAGCAAACAATACACCGTTTTCAGTTGTTTGATCTGCATTGGCAATTGTCACCCATTGATCTTGACCGTTTACATTTTGCCAACGATTAATCACAGGATAAAGTTCTAAATCGCTAGTGTCGATCCATAAGTCGCCATACACCAATGGACTCTCAGATGAATCATTTTGAGTAGTTGGTGCAGTAGGACTATATTGTGGACCAGCCGCATTGGTCTGACTTAAATTGTATCCTCTCACATCATTGGTAACATTTTGATATCCATACCAATCACCATCATTTTGAATCATAATATCAACTTGGTCAACTGCCGAATAGTACCAAAGCTGGCCAGTTGCTGGATTTTGGTTAGGAGCAGAACTACTTGCAACATATGTAAATGTTGGATAACCGACCCAGTTGCTGAGAATTAAGTTTGTATTTGTCACATTAACATATCTAACACCAACGCAATTAGTGTTAAAATTAGCAGTTGCAATAGGAGTTCCGGTAACATTAGATAGTGTTATATCGCCGCCTGCACTGTGCGTTAGCACCAATGCACCACTGCTGTTAATGGAAGCACTAACATACGGTATTCCAGCAGCACTAACTGCACTAACAAAATCTTCTGCAGTCGTACCTAGGAGCGTTGCATTTCCCATACTAGGAGTTGTAGTTCCGGGTTGTGTAGCCTGTATATTGAATACATTGTCCTGAACAAATGTTCCTGGTAGCGCACTGGCAGTAATTATAGTAGGTCCGGTTGTGTATCTCTCAAGAATTAAAAATCCCGAAGTAGCAGAAATTCCTGGTGCTCCACTGGCATTATATGGATTTACTTCAGCATATGTTGTGCCTGCTGAGATATTAATGCCACCACCGGACGGATCCAACCCATATAAAGCAGTAGTATCATTGCTATAAACCGTGCATGCTTGTTGCACAAATGCGCCTATGGTACTGTTGTATTTTTTCATTACAATGTTAGTACCTAAATTTACATTATTGGTTTTTTGCCATACTGATCCAGTTGGCTCAGGCTGGGTGTCTGTTGTTCTCCAACGAGGCGAAGTATAATTTGGGCCAGCAAAATAGGCTGGTGCAGCATAGGTGCTTGGAGTTATACCAAGAGAAGTTAACGGTGTTCCGGTACCATTATAGATGTTAATCATCCCAGTACCTTCAGTACTTCCGTCGTCGGTCGCAGAGGAGTTAGCATATAAGAATAATTTTCCACCTATATATGCAGAATATACACCCGTTATGGCTGCAGAATTAATGGCATTAGATAAACCAGCAACTGTGTTGTTTGGTCCTGCAGGCACTGCCACAATAGTACCATTAATATTTACAGTATTGCCGCCAATCAGTGATGCAGGAGTTAGTGTGCCAGCTACTGTTGGCCATGCAGTTTTCCAATCGTCGCTACCAACTAACACCCATGTGTTGTAGTAATCACTGAGCTCAGTGGCACTGGTTTGAGCTGAAGTAGGGCCACCACGTTTGTAATACCCTGGTAATGTTGTACTAGTTGCTACAACTGCATAATCACCAATGCTACCAATGCTTTGAAGTGGTACTGTAGAACTAGGCTCAAGTTGATTAGTGTTTGTAATAACTGTTGGTACTTTATTAGTGAATGCAGACGTAGTTTGATTCCATTCAAACATGCCCCACACACTGTTAGCAGTATCTAACCAATATGTGTTGTTGGGCGGACTACCGGTGGGTCTTGTCAATGAAGCAGTTAATTGTGAAAGATCAATATCTACACGTTGTACATAGCATCTATTTGATACTCCCAACGCTGAATAAGCAGCCAATAATCCGTATTCGTTGAGTTCGTATCCATTGATAGGAGTTCCGGCCGCAGTATTATAAAAGAACGGAACACCATAAGTAGATAACAATTCTCGTTGACTTGTAATCAAATATATTTGATTAGCAGTTGCAGCAGTTGTACCTGCGGCTATTCCAACACCTGCTCCAGATACTTTGTTTGACGCAGTTGCCAATAAAATATAAGGAACTGAATTAGTTGCAGCTGGTATGTAATTACTTTGATCAATTACTGAAACTTGTACGCCGGGGGATAATAAAGCCATGACAAAATCCTTTTTTCAATTACAGATATTTAGCGAAAATTAAAAAAAGAACGGTTATACCTATCCCTACTAGTAGGGTTTTTACATAAATACCGGCATGAGACCTATATGTCAAACATGCAAGCAACGTCCTAGAGCCGTTGCTTACCATCGCAATGACACAATACAATACCGTAAACTTTGCGAATACTGTATTAAAAGAAAACGTCGTATACCTGTACCAATAGCAAGGTGGAAATCAGCTGGTTATAAGAAAAAATCCACATGTGATCTGTGCGGATTCAGATCTAAATATGCAGCACAATTATTAGTTTACCACATAGATGGTAATTTACATAATACTGCATTAAGAAATTTAAAAACTGTATGTCAGAATTGTACTGTAGAAATTACAAAGGCAGATCTGCCTTGGCGCCCAGGGGATCTTGAATCAGATCATTGATTTGCGAAAACAAGTTATCCATAGTAGAATTATTATCTATTTCGGCAGCAAACTTTGTTCCTACCCATGCAGATTCACTGGCATGTACGTTAAGTCGTTCAAGTTTTGCTCGACTTAATGCCCAACTTACATTACCGTTTGGACCACGATTTGCACTGACAGCCGCATCATACCAGTCTGGTTCTACACCACGAGTAACACGTACAACAATTCCGCCAGCGGTTTTGATTGACTTAATTTCATTGGGAAATCTGCAGTCGCTGATAACTATGTCGTCTTGACTATTTCGGAGTTTGTTTTCTAGTGCTGCAATCCAGATATCATCGTGAAATGCTCGACGGCATACTTCTGTGCCCCAGTATTGTAGGATCCAACGAGGAGTTAAGTCGGGCATATTTAATCTTTTTGCCCACCATGGATCTACCTGCTCCCTCCATTCACGACTTTGTCTTGTGCGTCCTTCAAGCATGTCTCTATCCCAGCCAAATACTTGTGATACTGCATCTTTGAGTGTGTTGGCAAATGATTCTCGCCTGAATTGATGTATGTTCACAAGATAGTCTGCAATGGTATCTTTTCCGCTACCAATAAAACCACATATTCCTATAATCATATTAATCCTTAGTTAAATTATGATATATGTTTTTTTCAAGAATTGTTGACCATTGAGTTGTATTATCAGCCAATGTTAATACGCCGTATGATTTTAATGCTAAATTATGCTCATATAATAATTTACTAGCTATCACAACTTCTTTAGCAAAAGTTATATCGTATTTTACCAATGACATATTATTATTTAAAATTATATTATTGACTATAGTATTAAGATCTCTGTAAAATTCATAATTGTTAATAGTCAGCCATTTTTTATATATTGTTATCCAGCTATTCCACTTTGATTCGTTAATAGTTTTGTTTATAAATTTAAAAATGCATGGCATAAGTTCTGGCAGATTAAAAAATGCATCATTAAAATTTAACAAAAATCTATTTGTACTTATATATTTTTTTTCTTTCAATGTTTGCCCACGAATACAATTTGGGTAGTACAAACTTAATAGTTCGCGTTGATCCCAAAGCGGCAAGTCGGTAACGTGTTTGCCTGTTTTTTGTAAAATTGCATCAGTAAAATTAAATATTAACTTTTTTATTTTTTCATACTGAAGGCAAAATATTATATTGACATCAGCTTCTTCAAATGTATAATCAATGAAATGAATATCTGTGTAGTCTTTGACTATGGTATTATGTGTAGTAGCAGTTTGCTCTGGGAGCATAGAATCTACATAATAAAATGTATGAAGATTATATTCACTATTTTGTCGAAATCTATTAATTATTTCTTTTAAAGACCCATTGTTTGGATGTGTTTTTTTGTGGCCGTGTGCAGTTTTATTATGTAAAGGATTATTAGATATTGCTTGTATTGTTTGATCAGTAATTATCGTTCTCATGCGTTTATCTAAATTTATTACTAAATTTTCAACATTTCCAGATAAGTAGTGCAAACTCCAATCAAGAAATGTTCCTCCGCATCCACTGGATCCAAGAATGCCGACAATCATGCTAGTTCCTTTACTTTTAAGTATTTAAGAGTTTCTTGTAACAACCCAATTTGTCTACGACAATCTTCGAGTGCATGATGGCTAGTAGGTGGTTTTGGCAATCCGGGCCATAGACTAAACACTGTTCTTGAGTCACGGACGTTGTAATATTGCCAAGGTATGGGTTTTCCATAACTCTTGTAGGCATGTTCTAGAATTGTACAATCAAATGTTGGACCTTGGCAATACAAAAATTTACTGGTCCAAATTAGTTTGCCTAATTCATCTAGTG